GTATTGTTAGAGGATTAATACCTGCGTTTCTACTACCTGATACACTTTATATTTTAGTTGGCAAAGGAGGAATAGGACCAAGCACTGCTGCACCTGGTCCTAGTGGTGGTATAAGTTATATAGCGTTACAACCCTCAACATCAGAACAAACATTAATATGCAAATCTTCTACAGCAACTGCAAATGGAGGAACAGGTACAGCAGGTGGTACAGCAGCTACTATATCAGTAGTATCCTTATCAGCATTTGGTAATTTAGGACTATTCACTGCTATTGCAGGAGTGAATGGAAGTAATGAAGGTCTTAGTCCAACAGCATTAGCATCAAACTTAACTACAGGAGGAGCAGGTGGAGGAGGTAAAACATCAATAGCGTTTACAGCAGGAGGAAATATAACAGCAGCATCTGTAATATTAACATCAACAGTTAATGGCGGCCAAACATCAGGAGCAAATGGTAATTCAGGGTATGGAACATTACAGCCTTTTTGTGGAACTGGCGGTGCAGGAGGGGCAGGAATACAAGGAGCTTCTGGAACAGGGGGTAATGGAGGGAATGGATTTTATGGTTGTGGAGGAGCTGGAGCAGGTGGAAGCTCTACTGTATCAGCTAAAGCAGGAAACGGTGGAGATGGATTAGTAATAATTACAGTTATAACATAATGTTAGATTTATCATATTTTCAAAATCAAAACTCAAATGTACAAGGTTTCTTCAATGGAGGAACTTGGCAGACTTGGATAAAACCAAGAGGTGCTAAACTTGTCAACATTATATGTGTAGGCGCAGGCGCCGGCGGTGGTGGTGGTTTGCAGAGTGCAGGAACTAGAGGTGGCGGCGGCGGTGGCGGTAGTGGAGCTACAGCAAGACTAACTATAGATGCAAATTTACTACCTAACATACTTTATATACTTCCAGGAATTGGAGGAGCAGGAGGTATAACAGCAGCAGGAGGAGCAACAGCCGGCTCTGCAGGACAAAACAGTTTTGTAACTCTAATAACTAGTACAGCTTCAGTATCAAATGTAGTTTTACGTTCAGGAACAACAGCAGCAACAGGTGGAGGAGTAGGTACAACTGCAGCAGGAGGAGCAGGAGTAGGAGAAACAGTATCATTAATTACAAATAATATTTTTGCTAATTTAGGAACATATACTTTTCAAGCAGGAGTAAATGGTTCTGCAGGGGGTACTGCTTCAGGTACAGGGATAACACCAACAAATTTTGTAAATGGGGGAACAGGTGGAGGTGGAACAGGTACAAGTGGTGCCTTTTTAGTACAAGGAGTATTTCCAGCAATAGCAGCAACACCTGTAAATACTAACGGCGCTGGAAATATTATATTATATAAACCAACATTAATGTTATTTGGTGGTCTAGGAGGTGGTGGAGCTTCGGCAAATGCTGTTGGTGGTGGCGGCATTGGTGCACCAGGATGTGGAGGTGGTGGAGCAGGAGCAAATAGTAATACAGGAGCCACTCCACTTGGACCTGGAGGAAGAGGAGGCGATGGCTTTGTAATAATAACAACAAGTTTATAATATGTTAGATTTATCTCATATACCAAATAGTCAACAAGACGTAAAAATATTTTACTCAATATCAGGTTCCAACTCATGGCAAACTTGGCAAAAACCAAGAAAATGCAATTATGTTTGGATAATGTGTATTGGTGGTGCTGGTGGTGGTGGCGGTGGTCAAAATTCTTTTGGTACCTTAGGTGGTTCAGGAGGTGGTTCAGGAGGAGTATCAAGAGCTTTATATAATGCTCAACAACTTCCAGATATATTATATGTACAAGTTGGATTAGGTGGAGCTGGTGGAGCTTCCCTTACCGCAGGTTCTTCTGGAACAAGAAGTTGGGTATCACTACTACCAGCAGTAGTTTCAGCAAATATGATACAAGGCTCAGGAGGGGCTGTAGCAGCAGGAGGTGGATCAGGAACCGGAGCAAGTGCTGCAGGAGAAACTGCAATAAATCAAACTATAGTAAATTTTTTAACTTTATCAAATTTTATAACAACAGCAGGACAGGCATCAACAGCTTTTAGTACTACATGGGACACTACACCACTTAGTTCACAAATAACCTCAGCAGGTGCTGGAGGAGGTTACATTGGTGGTACAGGTAATATACTATCTTCAAGTATTAGTCCATACTTACCGGGCGGAGCAGGCGCAACAGCATCAGGAAGTAACGGCGGAAATGGAGTAGATGGATTTTTATCTTGGAAACCTTTTTATTCATTAGGAGGATCTGGTGGAGGAAGTGCTACAAGTGGTTCTGGTGGCCAAGGTGGTAATGGTGGAATAGGCTCTGGTGGCGGCGGCGGCGGAACAGGTAATACTGCAGGAAGAGGTGGAAAAGGAGAAGACGGATTAGTAGTAATAGTAGCATTTTAATAATAAAAGTATATAAATTTATTAAGAGTTATCAAGTTACATATTTATATTAAATAAAATTAAATGATTAGAACTGCATTCAATTGGGACAATGCAACTTTTGCATGGGATGCTAACCCGTTTGGAGCATTGCAAAGCTCTAATCCATTTAAGTGGGACGACATTGCATTACTTCAAGAATTAGCTGGAATAATTCAAACGGGCGGTCACATAGATGATGTAAATCATCATTTAAAAAATAAAAAAAAGAAACAACAATTTGTAACTCTTTGGTGTAAAGTGCAAGGCATTGAAACAAAAAGTGCAAAAGAAATAAAAGACTTCAAAGTTAAAATTTCTGACGTAGAAATGGTAATTAAAGAAGTATTTAATTCAATTAAAATAGAACTATAATGTATAAACTATTTACTGATAAAACTGAAAATTTTGAATGCAACGTTAAATTAGAGGGAGCTTCATTAAAAAGCAGTGTAGCTAGAATAATAATAGAATCTGAAGATGTTAATTTATTATTTAATGGTACAATCGATTCTAAAGGAAAATGTACTATTCCAATTAAAAAGCTAAAAGGACTACTTGGAGAAAATACCAAAGGTACATTGAAATTAGAAGTAATAGCAGAAGATACATATTTTGTACCTTGGACATCTAAATTTTCAGTTGAAGCTGCTCGTAAAGTAACAGTAGAAGTGAAATCACAAAATGCTGATTTAATAGCAGAATCTGCTCCGAAAGTTCAAATTTCCAATGTAAAAAATTCCAATCAAAACATACCACTTTCTGTTCAAAATCATGTTGTGCGATTAGTGTCTTTGCTGATAAAAGAAAATATCAATTTAGATAATTTACGTTATAAAAAAGACAAACTTAATAACATTGTAGCAACATACCTGCAAAAAAATACAATTAAAGAATCACAAAAACCAGAATTGATTGAAGGAATAATTAATAAGTTACCTAAATAATAAGTACTTAAATAACTAGTTATGGCATTACCTAATTTAGCAGGGCAGAATATTGAAACAACCTATCAAAGGATTGTTCATACAGACGGTACTAATTACTATAATGGAGCAGGAACTTTATTAAATATAGGAAGTGGAGGCTCTACTTTTCCATTTTCAGGTTCTGCAGTAATTACAGGCTCACTTTTAGTATCAGGTTCACTTACAGTTTCTGGTTCGTTAAATGTAACACAAGGTATAACAGGTTCATTATTTGGAACTTCATCTTGGTCACAAAATTCTATAAGTTCCTCATATCCATTAACAGTAACAGGATCAACTTTAAGATCGACTTTTGGAGGTGTAGGTACGGCAACTGGAACAAATACAACAGGAAGTATATATATAGGTTTAGTAGCAGGCAATTCTGCAACCAATGCTAGCAACTCTAACTTTTTAGGTTCTAGCGCCGGTATTTCAGCAACCAATGCAAATAATTCAAACTTTTTTGGTCAGCAAGCAGGTCAAAGTGCAACTAATGCTAGAAATTCAAACTTTTTAGGTTACGGTGCAGGTTTTTCAGCAACCCATGCCTCTCAATCAAATTTTATAGGTTGGAATGCTGGTAGTAACACAACCAATGCAAGTAACTCAAACTTTTTAGGTGCTCAAGCTGGTGCCGGTGCAACCAATGCTTTTTATTCAAACTTCTTAGGAACCTATGCTGGTCAGCTAGCAACCAATGCTAACAACTCTAACTTTTTTGGTCAAAATGCTGGTTACGAATCAACAAATGCAAACAACTCAAACTTCCTAGGTCAGTATGCCGGTGCTTTTTCTGATAATGCTTTTTATTCAAACTTTTTAGGTCATAGAGCTGGTACGTATGCGACAAGCGCATCTTACTCAACTTTATTAGGGTTTCAAGCTGGCTATGAACCGCAAGGAATTTCTTCCTTAAGTATTGGGTCAAATAATATTATAATTGGTACTAATATAACTTTACCAGCGCAACGAAAAAACTCAATTAATTTAGGAGGAATTATATTTGCAACAGGTTCATACTCTACAACGACAGGAAATCCATATTCAGGTTCACAATTTGGAACAGGTAGAGTAGGTATAAATGTAGTAAATCCAACTTATACTTTAGAGGTAGGAGGAACAGTAGCATTTCCAAATATAACTAATGTAAGTCACCCAGATGTACTTTACCGCAGTAATACCGGTGAGATAACATACGCGGCAGCACCATCAGCAGGAACAGCAGCAACTGTAGATCAAATAAATACACCAGACACGGAGCGCGTCTCTATAGGACCTCAAGAACTAGAACAAAGCAAATATACAACAATAAATATTTATAATAACTTAAACTTTATATAATGCCATGGCAGAACTAAACAAACAACCGATATTCACAGGAACACCTTTATTGATCACAAGCCAATTTGATCCGGAAATACCAACAAACTTAAAAACACCTGGAATAGATAACTATACTGTAGTTTATGAAGATGCAAGTTTCTACGGTTCATTAATTACCAAAGTAACAGTCTGTTCAACAGGTTTAATAGGAACAAACGTAACGACTAAAGTAATTTATTTAGGTATAGTAGATGCAAATAGCGGCGTAGCATCGCTATATCAATCTAAAATAATGACCGGTATATCTGGTATATCTGCAACTGATGTAGTACCTTACGTTACTTTTGAATTTGGAGGAGGTTTAGTTATGCATCCAAATAGTGGATACCAACTAGTTATTGCAGCTAGTACGAATGCTGCCGAAGATGAACCAGGAGATCAAATCAGTGTAACATTAGAAGGCGGGACATACGACCAACCTCCTGTAGATAAATAAACTAATATGAACAACGGATTTTACGAATTTTCGCGAGGTAAACAAACAACTGCTACGGCTGCTACAAATGGATTAACAGTAACTGGATCTGTAAATATAACAGGTTCCTTAATAATGTCTCCTAGCAGTTCCTTCATACTACCTCAAGTAGCTGCAACTACACCGGAAATAGGAAGTGCTTATTGGTCAGAATCATTCTTATTTGTATATAATGGAACAAGATACATGAGTGCTAGTTTCTTCTAGTATTTATCAAGTTACATATTTATATATAAAATAAAACTCAAATGGCTATAACGAATTTATCCAATCAACATATATCTGCTTCATTTCAATATTTAGCACAGATATCGTCGTCAGGAAATATATATGATGGTTTTGGAAATCAAATTAATTCATTGAATTTAGTAACTTCTTCGTACGTTACTGCTCAAACAGCATCTTTTGTCAATCCATTACGGCAAAACGTTGTAGTTTCAGGTTCTTTACAAATTACTGGCTCTAATACATTAATTGGAACAAAGACAATTACAGGTTCTGTTTTTATTACAGGTTCTAAAACAATTGTAGGAAATAATACTGTTATTGGTACAAATACAATAACCGGTTCACTGCTTGTATTAGGTTTACAAAATTTTGTTGGAAATAAAACGCTTTCAGGATCTATTTTTATTACAGGCTCTAAATTTATAATAGGTGATAATTACATAACTGGTTCGCACAATGTGTCAGGGTCTATGACATTAACAGGGCCTTCCATTCAAAATGCCGCTACGCTATTACCTACATTAGTTTCCGGTTCAATGGAATTTGACGGCACAACGTTTTATAGAACAGTTGATTCTTCCGGAAGAACTTTAAATGCAAATCATCATTTATTTTATTTACCTGCAGCAATAACTCATTCTGTCGCAATAAACACATCAGCTGACGTATTTTCAGGTTCATTGCATGCATTTACTATGCAACCAAATTCTATGTATGAAGTACTTTATACAGTATTTTATCAAAAACCGACTACTGCTGGGCAAATGTCTTTTAATGTAGTATCTTCAAATTCATGGCAATTGGCAAATCTTCAATATGATAGAACCGGATTAGCAGGTACTGGTAACTCTTTTAACACAGGAGTGTCCGCTGCGGCATTAGCACCTATATCACAAACAATAATTAACTCTATAGGAAACAGTGTTGGATTTAATACTCCTACTAGTGATACACTAAATTCATATCAAAGAGTTAATATTAAAGGACTAATATGGAACAATGCATTATCTCCTTCTTCTTTAAGATTACAATTTCAATATACTGCATTAGGATTGATAATATGGCCAGGGTCTTATTATACAATTAAAAAATTACCAGCCTCATCTGTAGGAGTATTCACAGCATAATAATTAAATCATGATAAAAAATATAGTAGCAATATATCCAGGCAGGTTTCAACCTTTTGGTAAACATCACGCTGCAGCCTTCAAATGGCTACAAACTCAATTCGGAGCAGCAAATTGTTACATAGCAACTTCAAATGTTGTAGACCTACCAAAGTCGCCATTTTCTTTTGAAGAAAAGAAAGATATAATAAGACACTATGGTTTCAATGATCATATTGTACAGACGAAGCAACCGTATAAAGCGGAGGAGATTCTTTCCAAGTACAAACCAGAAGAAACAGCTGTGCTATTTTTAGTAGGGCAAAAAGATATGCAGGAAGATCCTAGGTTTGCAATGAAACCTAAAAAAGACGGAAACCCGTCATATTTTCAACCTTACGATAAAAATAAAACTAATTTACAAGGATTTGATAAACATGGTTATTTAGTAGTAGCTCCTCACGTTTCAATTGCAATTCCAGGATTTGGAGAAATGTCAGGAACTACCTTAAGAAAAGTTCTAGGGGAGAAAAAACCTAGAACTCAAAAACAAAAAATATTCAAAGACATTTTTGGTTGGTATGATGAAAAAACAGCTAACATGATTTTTGATAAATTAGAGGCTATTTCAGAATCTAAAATAAACCCTATAGCAGAAATGTTTAAAAAAAAGAACCAGGCTATAAAACAATCTATTTCTGAAACTCAAACTAAATTATTTAGTAAAGAATGGTGGAGTGAATCTTTAGAATTAACAGAAGCTATATCAGTAGACGAACTTAAATCTAAATTTAATAAATTCATTACTGCACTTAAACAAGAAGGTAAAGAAACTAAAGTAGCTTTTACTTTACTAGCTCAAGCAGCTCAAGGTAAAAAGAATTTATCTGACGCTGAAAAAAAACAAATAGGAGATCAAATGAAAGATGTCCTTAAAACAATTGGCTTAACTGCAATTGCAGTGCTACCGGGAGGTTCAATAGCAGCTATATTAATTAAACTTTTAAAAGCAGAACGTTACATATTACCTTCATCGTTTATAACTGAAGCTTCATTGAAACCAAATGTTTGGAAAGACTTCGATTTAGCTTCTTTAACTTCGGAAGATATGGATGTGTTATGGAGTATGTATGAAGATACATATTCAAAAGCTGGATTAGACTTTTCAGCTAATAATGCCTCTGAATTACAATCCAAATACAAAGCAGTTTATTTAGAAGATGTAGATAGCGATTCTATCGCAGATGCTTTTATCATTTACAAACCTACTTCATTTGGAAATAAAATTGCATTGTTAGGAACCAATGATAAAAAAGAAGCTAAAAAATCTATGTTAACTCAGCTATTTAAACTTTTAAAAACCCAAGGATGGTTTATAGAAGCTTCTATGAAAATGGAAGACATTCTAGCAGCTAAATCTGACATTCCTGTAGTAACTGACGAAAAAGTTATTCAAGGTTTAGCAGGAGATAAAGGTTTGGAAATGATGGATGACGGTTATTATAAACGTAAATTATCTAAAGTTAATAAAATAATTGTTAAACGTTTATATGGTAAGCCAAGCATTAATTCTTTGAAAGAAGGCGCTATGTCAGCAGCTCAGCAGAAAAAGCACAATGAAAAAATTGAAAGACTAAAAAGATTTTTAGATAATAATGTGGGTAGACCATTTGTATATGATTTCAATGACTTTCCTAAAACAGTAGCTGGTATCAAATTATATGAAGCTCTTTTAAAAGAAGGTGGAGCAGGAGGTCATATGGCACATCCATTTAATATTAATTGGGTTAATTCTGGAAAGGATTTAATTAAGGCATTTCAAATGTCAATTGATTATTTGAAAAAAGGACCTGCTGCAGTAAAAATTGATGGAGTAAATGCTTCTATTCGTTTTGTTGAGTTAGACGGTAAAAAACAATTTGTAATGGATAGAGGTTCAATGAAACCTTTAGATGTTAAAGGAATTACCAAAGCAGAATTAACTGACAGATTTGGAGAAGGTCATGGAATGATTAAAGTAGGAGGTACTGTTTTAGATATCTTTAATGCGTCAATTCCTAAAATTCAAAATGAACTTAAAAAATTAAAATTGTGGGACAATCCAAATATAATGTTCAATATTGAATATGTATCAGGGTCGACTAATGTATTAGCATACGATAAAAATTTCCTAGCTATTCACGGTTTATTAGAATTAGAGCAAATCACTCCTAAACGAAGAGGCACTAATGAAATTGAATATGACGAAGCTGCATTGCAAGAGTTATTGAATAAATTAGCTCCTGCTGCAGCTAAAAATGGATATGAGGTAGTAGGATCTATTCCAACTAAATTAGACGGAACTCCTGATTTAAATTCAGAATTAAATAAAAAATATACAGTTAATTACAATGCAACTAAAAAAGAAACTAAAACTTTAAATGATTGGTTGAAAGATGCAAAAGTACCTAGCACAGAATTTAAAACAAAAGAAGGAAAGACTATATCTGCATTGTCAAAAGATGTGTTAATTAAAATTTCAGAAGGTATAAATTTAGAAGATTATGTAGCAGATCCTAAAGATTATCAAACTGTAATAGACGGGTTTGCAATTTACATGGCTACTATGAAGTTAGGAGATGCCGTATTAGCTAAACTATCTTCCCCTTTAGGCCCTGTTTCAGATCATGAAGGAATTGTAATTAGAGATGAAAGAATTAGCAATGCACCTTTTAAAATTACTGGAAAATTTATTTTGGGAGGATTAGCGAGCTCTTTTAAAAAATAAGATATTTATTATTAAAATTAGAAAATATGTCAACAAAGTTACGTAATATTGATGCTATCAAAAAAATGTTAGATGGTAATCATAAGTCACAAACAACAACAAAAGTCGGATTGCAAACTGGCATACAAGCTGATACTCAAAGACGAGAAGTAGGTGAGATATGGAAAGATTCTCAAGGTGTTGAATGGGAGCAAAGAGCAGGATTTAAAATTCAAAAAGGTAAAATGGATGAAATTCGTTCATTAATCAATGCTCAAAAAATGCCTTCAACATGCCCGAAATGTTCTAGAGAAATGAAATCTAGAGCAGATCAAAAGATTTGGAAATTGGAAAGACATTGTCTTGAATGTCAAATTGACTTTGAGCATAATTTACGGATTGAAGGTAAGTATAAAGCTTACGAAAAAGAAAGAATTTTAAAAAGTGCAGAAGCTTGGTTAGTAGAGGCTGAACAAGAAGCTACGGAAATTATAGAAGCATTTAGAAACCCAGTTACATATACAAACGTAGATGGTACATCTGAAACGTGGTCAGGTCAAATATCAGCAGAAGAAATTGCTGAAAAAATAGAAACTCAGTTTAAAGAATTTAAAGAAGATTTTTTACGTAAATTAAAAGAATAATGACGCAAATAGGAACGATTGTAGCAGCATTTTTAACTGGGGTCGCAGGGCCTTTATTATTAATGATAGTTAAAAATTATTTTGACAGTAAGAAAAAACCTGCCGATATGGTTAAAGAAGCTATAGAAGTTTCCACATTGGTATCTGCAAAGATTGATCATATAAAAGAAGAGTTCGGAGCTGATAGAGTTTGGGTATCTCAATTTCATAATGGTGGTCATTTTTATCCAACAGGTAAGTCCATAGCAAAATTTAGTTTACTTTATGAAACGGTTAAAACAGGCACGTCATCTATTCAAGCAAATTTTCAAAATATTCCAGTAGCACTTTTTTCAAAGTCTGTAAATGAATTGCTAGCAAATGACATTATTAGTATTGAAGATTTCAAAGATGAAACAATAGCTACATTTGGATTGAAATATATTGCAGACGAAAGCGGCTGTAAGTCAGGATATTTATTTGCAATTAAAACAATTGAAGGTAAGTTTATTGGCACTCTAGGATTAGATTTTACAAGAAGAAAAACTAAACTAGATATAGACACCGTTAATCACTTACTAAATCATGCTACGTCAATTGGCGGAGTATTAATGAACCATTTACAAAATTAATAATCATGATAAAATTAAAAAATCTTTTAGTCTTAAAAGAAGAAGAAGATAAAGCTCCTGTATCAGTTCAAGATACAATAGAAGCTTTTTTTACTAAAAACAAATCTAAATTAGAAAAATTATCTGATGATGATGATTGGGATGCGTTTTATGAATTAGGATTTGAAGCATTTCCAGACATGGAAGAAGGAGATGTAGCTCAAGCTATGAACCGAGCAATGCTAAATTCTGGTTGGGTAGAAAATGAAGATGTAGCTGAAATGCCAACAGAAAAAGATTTAGAGTTAGCTGCATTCGGAGATAAAAAACTTCAAAAAGGTGTTAATACTTCTGAATATGATAAGTTAGCAAAATTGCCTAAAAATCCAGAAAATATAAAAGAGTCTTTTAAAAAAAAAAGTAGAGTATCTGAAATAACTACTACCGAGGCTACAAAAGTAGAATCATTTTTAAGAGCTATTAAATCTTCAGTTAAAAGTGCAAGAGTTGTTCAGCAAGTAACTGACTTTATTAATATTGCTAGATTAGACCCATATGCTTCTTATAAAAGTCTTTTAAAAGATTTATTATTATTTTACAAAGGTAACAATGAAGTATATAATATAGTTCAATCAGGACTTCAAGAATCTAAAAAAAAAGAAGCACTTTGTGAAATTGATCAAATAGAAGAAGGTGAATACAAAGGCAGAAAGGTAGAATTAAATAAACCATTTTATACACCAGGAGGTCCTAGAAAACGAGCAGTTTATGTTACAAATGACAAAGGTAATGTTGTTAAAGTAGGCTTCGGAGAACCTGGAATGAAAATTAAGAAAAATAATCCTGCTCGAAGAAAATCTTTTAGAGCAAGACATAATTGTGAAAACCCTGGACCGCGCTGGAAAGCTAGATATTGGTCCTGCAGAGCATGGTAAAAATATGAAACCAAATTTAATTACAGAAGCAGCTAGATTGCAAAAATTAGCTGGATTGAGATTGACAGAAGCTAAAAGTCGTGAAGAATTAGCAGCAGAACTTGCCGCTGCATTTAAAAAAGGTCCAGCAGCAACTAGAGCATTTTTAGACTCTGAAGACGGTATGTCTGACATAGTGCGAACAGATTTGTTACTTAATCCACAAACGGATGGAAGTATGTCTGACGACACAGTTAACGTTGGTTCAGCTCAAGGACCTGCAATGGAGTTTAAACCTACACAAAGTGAAATAGATTTAATGAAATCTGTTTCTTGGCCATTAGGTTCAGCTAAAAATCTTATAGATGCTATTAATTCAGGGCCAGTTGCTCAAGGAATTGTAACTTCTGGAAATTTAATTATTGACGGTCATCATAGATGGTCCGGCGCTATATCTATAGGAGGTGATAAATCTGGAATTTCCGGCACAGATGTGAATTGGCCAGGTCAAAATACTCAAGAAAAATTAGCAGCTGCGCAAATAGCCATTGCAGCTACTCTAGGGCCAGGCAAATCTATTCCATCTCAAAGTAAGCCATTTAAAACAAATATAATGGGCGCAAATGCTGAAGCGATTTCAAAAATGATTATGAATAATATTAATAAACAAACAGATGCCAACGCACCAGGAGCTTTATTAAATGATAAAATGATTAAAGATTTAGTTGCTGGAGAAATAAGTGGAGCTGATACAGTGTATGATTGGTTAGGCGGAAAACCGTTTGAAGATAATAGTTCTAATAAAGGATATAAATTACGTCTAGCAATTGCTAAAAAAATAGGAGAAAATCTAGCTGCATTACCAAAAAATCCTGATGCGCCGGAACGTAAAGATATGCCGCAATTCGATCCTAGTGTCGGCGGTCCTAAAATTAATTCAGTAACTGGAATGTTAAAAGGAAAATCTAAAGGTGACTATAACGTAGCTGCTCCGTTTACAGCTAAAGAATCTGTCAATAAAAGATTAGACTCTATGCTTAAAGAATCTTTTATAAAAATAAAATAAAATGATCAAATTAAAAGACTTATTAAAAGAAGCTGAAGGGGGAACTCCAAAGTGTCCAGTAGCTACTCAAAATATAGAAGTAAATTTAGAGCACAGACAAATAGCTATTGAAAAATATGGATATGGTCCTTTGAATCCTAATAATCCAAATGTAAAATTTTGGAAAGCAAAACAAGCTTTATGGAAATCAGAAACTATTGAAGAAGCTAAATCTGCAAGATGTAATTCATGCGCTGCATTTAATATTACTACTAAAATTTTAAGTTGTATTGAAAAACCATTAGCATCTGATGTAGTACCTGAAGAAATTCCTGTTGAAGAAGGTGAAGATATGCAAACTCAAGCTCCAGCTATTGAACCAGAATTTGACGATACTGAAGGAGCAGACAAAGACGCATGGGATACAATAGAAGCTGGTAAATTAGGATATTGTACAATGCACAAATTTAAGTGTGCAGGTTCTAGAACATGTAATGCTTGGATAACAGGCGGTCCTATTAAAGATAAAAAATAAAAAAACAAAAGTTATGCCATTACAAAAACCAGTTTTACAAGCAGCAATTCTAGCAGCATTTCAAAAGCAATCAGCTCCGTCTGCTAATTTAGCCGCTGCACAAGCACAGCTAGCTGCAGACTTAGCAACCGCAATTGACCTTTATATTAAGTCACAAAAAATAGTCATACCGCCAGGTCAAGCTGTATTAGCAGGATCTCCTCCAGGTCCAGGTGCGACAATAGCCCCTTCACCAGACGCAAAAATATCTTAGTATTTACTGTCTTTTATATTTATATTAAATAAAAGACAGTAACATATGAGTACATCACAAAACAACAATCAAAATATTCTGTTATTTATTATAATTGCATTAGCAGCTTATAATATATTTACTACTAACAGGATTAAGACAGACGTAAGAGGATACAAAAACAAAATTGAATCTATTCAAGTAAAAGTAGATTCAGCTAAAGCTGTGAACACTAAAATAGGTGTTAAGATCGATTCAGTTAAGCAAAAGGTCGTGACTATTAATAATGATATCCATCACATTGACAAAACAATAACTATAGTAAAACAAAACACCCATGAAAAAACTAATTCTATTAATAAGCTTTCTAACCCTGAGTTGGAATACTTTTTCACAAACCGCTACAACCCAGCCCTTAAAACCAAGTAGTCCAGACACAACTGAAGTTTGTATACCTACTCCTATCGCAAAAGAAGTTGCAAAAGATTTATTACGATATGACGGATGTTTGGAAGAAGTTAAACTTTTAAATGCTAAAATTGAAAAATTAGAAAGCGTTTCTCAAGTTAAATCTATTATGTTAGAAATGCATGACGAACAAGATAAAAACAATGCATTTATAATTCAACAGCTTGAGGCTCAAGTTAAATTAGCTACAAAAATGTCAGACGACTTACATAAAGAATTAAAAGGTCAAAAGGCTAAATCATTTCTGTGGAAAGCTGCGACATTCGTAGGTGTGATTACTACATCATACTTGTTAATAACAAAATAATTTATGTCGAATACGAATAAGTCTTTAAAGGATATTATTAAGGAAGAATACAAAAAATGTTTGTTAGATCCTGTACACTTCATGAAGAAGTACTGTCAGATTCAACATCCACAAAAAGGTAAAATTCCATTTCATTTATATCCATTTCAGGAAGACGCGTTACGTGATTTAAGAGATAATGATTATAATATAATCTTGAAGTCTAGACAGTTAGGTATTTCAACTTTATCTGCGGGATATGCTTTATGGTTAATGACGTTCTTTAACGATAAAAATATTTTAGTTATTGCAACTAAACAAGAGGTTGCAAAAAACTTAGTATTAAAAGTAAAGGTAATGTATGAAAATTTACCTTCATGGTTAAAATTACCAGCTACTGAAGATAATAAATTATCATTAAGATTAAATAATGGTTCTCAAATTAAAGCAACTTCATCATCAGGGGACTCAGGTCGTTCTGAAGCATTGTCTTTATTGATAATAGATGAGGCCGCATTTATTTCCAATGTAGAAGAAATTTGGATATCAGCACAACAAACTCTAGCAACTGGAGGAGGAGCAATTATATTATCAACGCCTAATGGTACTGGTAATTTCTTTCATCAAACATGGGTAGGGGCTGAAGAAGGAACTAATCAATTCAATACAATTAGACTACATTGGTCTGTGCATCCAGACAGAAATCAAGATTGGAGAGATAAACAAGATGGTCTTTTAGGAGCTAAAGGAGCAGCACAGGAATGTGATTGTGACTTTATATCATCTGGTACTACTGTAATTGACGGTGCATTATTACAATGGTATGAGCAAACTACTATTCAAGAACCTATAGAAAAACGTGGTATAGACGGAAATTTATGGATTTGGGAACAGCCTGATTACACGAGAGATTATATTGTAGTAGCAGACGTTGCTCGTGGAGATGGAGGAGATTATTCAGCATTCCACGTATTAGATGTAGAGTCAGTAACTCAAGTAGCAGAATACAAGGGGCAAATGAGTACTAAGGATTATGGTAATCTTTTAGTAAATGTAGCAACAGAATATAATGATGCATTGCTAGTAATAGAAAATGCAAATGTAGGATGGGCATCAATTCAAGTAGCAATAGATAGACAATATAAAAATATCTATTATTCTCCTAAAGACGGTGGGGTGTCAGACGTCTCCCAACAACTTGCACGATATGTTGATTTAAAAGATACTTCTCAAATGACGCCTGGGTTTACAACTTCTTCTAGAACAAGACCTTTAGTGATATCTAAATTAGATACTTATATGAGAGAGCGAATTCCAGTAATTCGCAGTAAACGACTTATAGCAGAACTTTTTGTATTTATTTGGAATGGTTCTAGAGCAGAAGCGCAGAGAGGTTATAATGACGATTTAACTATGGCATTTTGTATTACGCTATGGATTAGAGATACAGCATTGAAACTTCGTCAACAAGGAATGGAATTGAATAGAAAAACTTTAGACCATTTTAGTAAAGGTTCAGGAGCATATTCCACAGGATATCGAAGTGATGTAGGATGGTCTATGAATACAGGTCATAATGGTCAAGGTCATGATGAAGATTTACGCTGGTTATTATAAAGATTGATATTTATTTAAAATCACTTAATTAAATTATGGCAGAAAAAACATTATTTGGTCGTCTTAAACGTCTCTTTAACACTAACGTAATTGTGCGTAAAGTTGGTAAAGATAAACTACGCGTTATTGACAATGACCATTTACAGTCAATGGGTAATCCGCACAATTCAAGATATGCCGACAGGTTCACTCGACTACACGGAGTAAAACCATATTCATCAAATACATACAATCCTAACTACAATTACTTTTCTTCAAAGGTAGAATTGTATACGGATTATGAAACAATGGATCAAGACGCTATTATCAATTCAACTTTGGACATTTATGCAGATGAAACTGTAATGAAAGATGACTTTGGCGATGTATTGAGAATAACTAGCAATGACGAAAATACAAAAAAAGTACTTCACAATTTATTCTATGACATTTTAAACATAGAATTTAATTTATGGCCATGGGTTAGAAATATGTGTAAGTATGGAGATTTGTACTTGAAATTAGATATATCTGAAGAGGTAGGGGTTATCAATGTAGTTCCATTATCAGCATATGAAATTATTCGTGAAGAAGGAATGGACCCTAATAATCCATACGCTGTACAATTCAAGCAATTAGGAGGAGAAAATATTACATATGAGAATTTTGAAATTGCTCATTTTAGATTATTGACAGATTCAAATTTTCTGCCATATGGTAGATCTATGATTGAAGGAGCTAGAAAAGTTTGGAAGCAATTAACTTTGATGGAAGATGCAATGTTAATTCACAGAATAATGAGAGCTCCTGAAAAGAGAATTTTCAAAATTGATGTAGGTAATATTCCGCCTAATGAAGTTGATGCATACATGCAGAAGATTGTCAATAATATGAAAAAGACTCCTTTTGTAGATCAAGCTACTGGAGAATATAATCTTAAGTTTAACATGCAAAATATGTTAGAAGATTATTTCTTACCTGTAAGGGGTGGAGCTTCTGGAACTGAAATTGACACTTTAGCTGGAATGGAATTTACGGGTATCGATGATATTGAATACTTAAGAAATAAAATGATGGCTTCTTTGAAAGTGCCAAAAGCATTTCTTGGATATGAAGAAGGAGTAGGAGGTAAAGCTACTTTAGCAGCTGAAGATGTTAGATTTGCAAGAACTATTGAAAGACTTCAAAGAATTGTAATTTCAGAATTGTATAAAATAGCTATTGTACATTTGTCTGCTCAAGGTTATGAAGATTCTGAATTAGCCAATTTTGAATTGACAATGACATCGCCGTCGACTATTTACGAGCAGGAAAAATTAACTTTATATGCTACCAAAGTTGATTTAGCAAAATCAATGTTAGAAGGTAAAATAATCTCTAAAGATTGGATTTTCAGAAATATATTTAATTTTGCAGACGACGAAATTGAAGCTATTGCTCAGGGAATTGTACAAGATCAAAAAGAAACTTTCAGAATGACTAAAATTGCTGAAGAAGGAGAAGATCCTTTAGATGAATTCAATAAAAAGAAAGAAGAGCAAGAAGGCGGTGAAGAAGGAGGAGCTGAAGGTGAAGCTAAAGCAGGAGCTGAAGGAGAAGAGGCAGAAGCTGGAGCTAATCCATTTGGGGAAGGCATTGATGAAGATTTAGAAAAAAAATATGACAAACGCTCTAAAAATAGAGATACACCTGAGGTACCTAAAGGAGGATGGCCAGGAGCTGGCAGACCAAAAGAAGGTATGAAGTACAATACTCACGAGCATCCTAGAGGATATGATCCTATTGGTAAAGTAGCTTGGAAAAACGCACGAAATGAATCTGTAGATTTAATTAAAAAATACGGATTAGAAAAATTTGTGAATAAAAAAGCGACTTTATTGTCGGAACAAACCAGTATAGATGACGAGGCAAGTATTTTGCCAGAAGGAAATTAAAACATTAGAAAGTTCATATTTATTATTAAAAAAGAAACACATAGCCTGAATGAAAAATTTAAAGCACTCAAAGTTTAAAAACACCGGCGTACTATTCGAATTACTTGTTCGCCAAGTTGCGTCCGATACTTTGAACAATAATGATTCAAAGGCGATACCACTTATCAAGAAGTATTTTGCTAAATCTACAACATTAGCAAAAGAACTTAACTTGTATCAAACTTTAGTTAAAGAGCATTTTTCAAAAGAAGAAAAAGCTAATCATTTAATTGAAGCAGTGTTAGTGGCAAAATCGCAAATTAACCAAGCAACTTTAAACAGACAAAAATATAACTTGATCAAAGAAATCAGAGACACTTATAATGTTGAAGACTTTTTCAAATCAAAAGTAAATAACTATAAAACTTTAGCTGCAATTTATAAATTATTTGAATTTACAATTGCTGATAACCCTACAGAGTCTGTTAATAATAGATATACTATTATCGAGCATATAACTCGTAAAGAAGTTAAAGTAAAAGCTGAGTTAAATGAAATGTCTGATTTTGTTAAACAAGACAAAGAAGTTCGTTTGCTATCTTATAAAATTTTAGTTGATAAATTCAATGACAAATATTCAAATTTGAATGAAGGTCAAAAATCAATCTTAAGAAACTATATTAATACAGTTTCAGACGGACCTGATTTAAAAGACTTTATTGTTAAAGAATCAACTAAATTGCAAAAAGAACTAAATACATTGACTGCTAAAGTAGACGATGCTGTAGTAAAAATTAAATTAACTGAAGTAACTAATTTATTAAAAGAGTTAGCTTCTGTTAAGACAATTAAAGATAATCATATATTGAATTTGTTACGGTATCACGAATTAATTAAAGAACTTAAAAAAGCGTAATTATGCCATTTAATCCATTAGACCCGACTTATTCATTTCAAAATGCATATCATCAACAAGATGCAAATGGTTCATTTTCTCGCACCGTTAGAGTAACTGCAACTTTAAATAATCCTTTAACACTAACAGGAAGTTTTGCTAATAACGCAGCATTTTTAATAATGAACACAGGAAGTGTAATACTTTCAGCTTCTAATGGTACTGGGTATATAGGAGCTGATTTTCATGAAGCAGGTCAAAATCATCAAATATTTCCAATTCAATTATCATTTGTGTCTGCATCTGCAGGAGGAGATATAACTGTATTATACTATTAAAAAATAATTTATGTCATATTCAGATTCATTTAAAAAATTCCTTTTAAAGGAAGCTTCGTTAGACTCAAGCAAGTCTAATAATTACATGTTTTATAGCAATTTAAAACAAATGCATAGACAATGTGAGATTCTTTTAAACAAAGATGAAATGGAAATTAATAATATACTTGAAAATGGGCATGACTGGGCTGAAGATCATATATCAGAAGCTAAAAATAACATGGATCAAGTATTTGACTTTATGATGAATGAGTTAGGTGAAGATATTACGGAAATGTCTACAACAGCTGGCGTTGCTGGATATGACACTCCTGCCGCTTTCGGAGATATAGGAGATGACACTATTGAAATGTTAGGATATAAAAAAGTTAAGAAAAATAAAAGCAATGTAGCTGAGTCTACTTTTATGAAGTTATCGTCTCAATTACATTTAAAATAACACCATGGAAAATAAAAAATTATTAGTAGATTATATTACCTTTGACATTTCGCCAGAGAAGATTAATGAGTCTATGGAAAAGAACGGAGGTCGCTTAATGGTTAAGGGTGTTTTGCAAAGAGCAGATGCCACAAACCAAAACGGACGTAAATATCCGAAAAATATATTAATGAGAGAAGCGCAAAAGTACTCTGATATTAATATTAAAGAAAGAAGAGCGTTAGGTGAGTTAGATCATCCAGATTCATCTATAGTTAACTTAAACAATGTATCTCATAACATTACAGAAATGCATTGGGATGGAAATGATTTATGTGGTACTGTAGAAGTGCTTTCAACACCTTCAGGAAACATTTTAAAAGAACTTTTCAAATGTGGAATTAAATTAGGTATCTCTTCTAGAGGTTTAGGGTCTGTTAAGCAATTAGGAGAATCTGAAGTTGAAGTTCAAAATGACTTTGAGTTAATTGCATTTGATTTTGTGTCAAATCCTTCAACTCACGGAGCATTTTTAAAACCAATGCACGAATCAATCCAACCAGGTCAAACGTTTTCATCTAATAAATATAATACAGTAAATAGATTGATAACTGATATCTTAACTGATACAAAATAATGAAAGCTGAATTAAGAAAACTTATAGAGTCTGAAGTTAGAAAAGCTTTAAATGAAGCTGTAGTAGAACCTTCTGAGCAAGTTTTAAAAGGAGCTGTAGATGTATTTAGACAGCAAACTGGTATTAATCCAGCTACTCCTACTTTATCGAAAAAAGGTAATAATGTTGTTGTATACGCTACTTCTTTAGAAAAAGAAATTAGAACAAATATAATGAAGGCAATGTTTAATTCATTAAGTCTAGAAGTTGTAGCTAGCCCATTACCAAATATAATAGGAGGATATTCATTTCTATTCAGATTTAAATTTGTTCGTCCATTCGGTAAACAAGAAACTTTAGAGTCTGGAACAGTATTATTTAAAAATAATAAATTCACAGCACAATTTTAATATGCCGTATTCAGTAAGAAAAGAGGACGGAAAATATGCTGTGTATAAAAAAGACACCGGCAAATTAGTTGGTAGAACAAAAGGAACAAAAGAAGCATTAAGAAAATATCTAGCAGCGTTGCATTTAAACGCTGAAAACATAAATAACGAATCTATGAGTAAGAATCCTATTAAACTTGCATCACTTATTAAACTTAAGGAAAATAAGTCTGCGACCGATGGAATGTCGTCGAAACAGAAGAAAGCTTTTTTAGAAGCTGTGTATAAATTTGCGGAACATTCTAATTCTATTTACAGAACTCACAATTTAAGAGAGACCTCTCAATATTTAGGAGAAATGATTAACGCTGCAAATCAATTGACTTTATCAGAAACTGAAGAATGGTTTGACCATCAGACTGTAGGTCGTCATATGAAGCATTTAGGGGAGGCTCACAAAATATTTGAAAAGACTGCTCAAGAAATGTCAACTCTTCAGCAACGTTTAGAAGCTTGTTATGAAGATATAGGGTCTACATTGAACAAATATTATGATGTAGGTGGTATGGTTAATGAAGCTTCGGCAGTAGCCGGCGCTGGTCAAGACTATCAAAAGTTCTTTCAAAAAGCAATGAAGAAATTTAAAATTCAAGAGCCTTCAGATTTAGAAGACGACAAATCAAAGAAAAAATTCTTTAATTGGATTGATGCTAATTATGTAGCTCCGGAAGAACCTAAAGAAGATAAGGAAGATAAGGAAGAAAAATAATATGAATCAATTAATTTCTTTAGTACCTCGTGAAAAACGAATGATGTATGAACTTAAGCGTCATACTCCAATTCACGAATGGAAGCAACTGCAAAATGTTGTAGCAGAATTTTATGGGTTAAATGAATCGGACGAAGTTTCAGATCAACAAATTGAAGATTTAATGATGACAATTGCAAAGGAATTGAAATCTGCCGGTAAAATTGAAAATGTACCTACTGAAATTGATGTTGATAAATTAGAAAAAGGAGATGAGTCAGGTATTGAAATAAAAGAATCTAAAAATCGTCTTCATGAAGATTTTGGGATAAGTTTATTATTAGCGGCACCTACCTTATTAAAATTATTTGGTCGACTTATTGAATGGATATATAGAAAAAGAACCTTAAGTAGTGAAGAGCAAAAAGCTTGGGAAGATCAAAAAGCTGCGTTTGATTATGCTAAAAAAACAGGAAAAACGATAGACGGAAAAGCAGTTACGGACAAAGAAATTCATCATATGGAAGAAGCTTTGATTAAAACAAAAGCAGGAAAATTCATGATATCACTGTCACATAAATTTCATAGTGCTTATGTATCTCCACTTCGACTTATAATAGCAGGAATTCAATATATGAGTTTTCCTGAAGACTCTTGGAAGAAGGCTTGGGAAGATTCTAAAAAACCAGCAAATATAATTTTTGCTGTAATAATGATTGGAGTTGCTGGATATCTTGGAATACACGCTATAAGTGAAATTACAAATTTATCAGTTTCGGTATTATCGCCGATTGCATCAGCAGTTACAGATGCTTTGAAAGGTGGTGATATGTCAATCGCAGTACTAAAAACTATATTAGGTCACGTACACGTTTAAACTTTTTTAAAAAAAAATATACAAATGGGCGTGTTTTTGTAGACACGTCCATATTTATTGTTATAACGCACAATACCTTGCTCACATTACTTCTATGCAAGGTGCATGATAGTATTTATTCTATTAAGATTCCTAATAATCTTATTTCCGATTTTTAAACAAATAAGAGGACAAACACATGAAAGATTTATTGAAAGAAGCGATTGCTGATGCAAAAGCTGTAAAACAAACTGCCCTTGCTAATGCTAAATTAGCTTTAGAAGAAGCGTTTACTCCAAGACTTCAATCTATGTTATCTGCGAAATTAGCTGAAGAACTTTCTGAAGAGGAAGAAGAAGTTGAAGATGTAGCAACAGAAGGTGAAGAAGAAGGATACGTTGATAACGAAGCTCCTGTAGAGGAAGGCGAAGAAGGTGAAGACTATTCTGAAGAAGCTCCGGCTGAAGAAGAAGAAGTTACCGAAGAAGAAGATGATTTAGATTTAGAAGAAATCATCAGAGAATTAGAAGGAGAAAGCGATTCTGAAGACACAATGGAAGAAGGCGATTATTCTGAAGAAGACTCAATGGAAGAAGGAGAAGAAGAAGAAATGACTGAAGAAGAAGATGAAGATATCGACATCAATGAAATCATTCGTTCTTTAAGAGAAGAAGATGAAGAAGAAGAAATGACTGAAGAAGAAGAGTCTAGCGAAGAGTTAGAAGAAGCTTATAACGTTATTCGTTTCTTAAAAGGTAAAATCAATGAAGTTAATTTATTGAATGCTAAACTTCTTTACTCAAACAAATTGTTCCGTAATTTTGCATTGAATGAAGGTCAAAAAATGAAAGTAATTGAAAATTTTGACAGAGCTCATAATTTACGTGAAGTAAAATTAGTTTTCTCAACATTAGCTGAAGGATTCAAATCTCCATCAACTAAAAAGTCAATTAAAGAATCATACGCATCGAAGCCAGTTGCTTCAACTAAACCAGCAAAGCGTATTTTATCTGAAGGAGCTGACTTAGCTAGCAGATTCCAAAAATTAGCAGGTTTAAAAAAATAATTTAAAAACAAAAAAACAAAAACAATATGTCATTAAAATCAATCTTAAACGATAGTAACTCAACAGTTCGTCGTCAAATGGATGAGACCAAAGGCCTAGTAGGTAAATGGTCCAAGACTGGTTTATTAGAAGGTATTGATAGCGAGTACGAAAGACACGGTATGGCTATTATGCTTGAAAACCAAGCTAAACAATTAGTAACTGAAGCTAACTCAACAGGTACAGCTTCTAACTCAGAACAATGGTCAGGTGTTGCTTTACCATTAGTAAGAAGAGTATTTGCTGAAATTGCTGCTAAAGATTTCGTTTCTGTTCAACCAATGAACTTACCGTCAGGTCTAGTGTTCTATATGGATTTCAAATACGGAACTGCTCAGCCAGGATTCACTAACACAGCTACTCCTGCAGGTAATCCATCAGCTCCATCATTTCAAACAAACTCTGTATTTGGTGTAACTTCTGGATTGGATCAAGATCCAACAGGTGGTCTTTATGGACAAGGTAAATTTGGATACTCAATCAATGATGTAACAACTACATTAGCTGCTTCAGGTTCTGCTTTATCAACTACTTTATCTGGATCTATTTCAGCAGCATTAACAATGGCTTCAGATGCAGATTTTGACGAATTTAATTATGATTCAAAATTTACATTAGCTAACTCAGCATCAATTGCTGCAGGTCACTTCAAAAAAATCTCTGTGCCAGCTGCATTATTGTCTGAGGCAGATTTAGAAGGTGTAAGAGCTTATTTGATTTCAGGTTCAACAGCTGCTAAAATTACAGCTTACTATCCACAATTTACTAAAAATGTTAATGACACTACATTGACATTTATTGTATCAGGTTCTATTACAAATACAGGATTAAATGAAACTATTGCAATTGGATATCAAAAACAACCAGCTTCTAATTCAAGAGGTGATTTCCAAGATACTTCAGGAGATTCTTTAACTAATATCAATATTCCAGAAATCAACGTAGAGTTGAAATCAGAATCTATTGTTGCTAAAACAAGAAAATTAAAAGCAATTTGGTCTCCAGAGTTTGCTCAAGATTTAAATGCATACCACTCAATTGACGCTGAAGCTGAATTAACTTCTATGTTATCTGAATATATCTCTCAAGAGATTGATTTAGAAATTTTAGATATGTTGATTCAAAATGCAGTAACGAATGAAAGATGGTCTGCTCAAATTGGATTTGATTATATCTCAAGCACTGATACTTTCTCTCAAGCAGGTTTCACAGGAACAGCTTATACTCAAGGAACTTGGTTCCAAACTTTAGGAACTAAAATCCAAAAAGTATCTAATAAAATTCACCAAAAGACTATGCGTGGTGGAGCAAACTTCTTAGTATGTTCTCCAGACGTAGCTACTATTTTAGAATCTATTCCAGGATATGCTGCTGATACCGACGGTACTAAAATGCAGTTTGCAATGGGTGTTCAAAAAGTAGGTTTATTGAATTCAAGATTTACAGTTTACAAAAATCCTTATATGACTGACAACGTTATCTTGTTAGGATATAGAGGAGCTCAATTCTTGGAAACAGGTGCTGTATATGCTCCATATATTCCACTTATCATGACTCCATTAGTATACGATCCAACAAACTTTACTCCACGTAAAGGTGTTATGACTCGTTATGCTAAGAAAATGGTAAGACCAGAATTCTATGGTACTATTAAAGTACATGGATTGCATTTAATATAATCTAGAGACACTCTCTAAATTAAGTTTAAAAGGGGTTAGTAATAGCCCCTTTTCTACTGATTAAAAGACACTAGTTTGATATTTATTATAAATTAGTATTTTATGAAAGAACCTAATAGAGTTAGAAAAAATGATATTAAATACAATGTCGTTTTAAATGAAGAGCAAAAACAAGCAAAGCAATTAATAATAGATAACCAAATTGTTATTATAACGGGTAGAGCAGGGTCAGGAAAGTCATTAGTAGGTGCTCAAGCAGCTTTAGACTTTTTAAATAAAAAACAATGTGATAAAATATTAGTTACTCGTAGCGCTATTGAAGTAGGAAGGTCGTTAGGATTTCTACCAGGAGCTTTAGAAGATAAATTCAATCCATATATGGAAGCACTTATCGAGAATTTGTATAAGTGTATGGATAAGATTAAAATAGATGATTTTGTAAAAACTGAAAGAGTTCAAGCTTTACCTGTGCAATTTATTAGAGGTAAAACAATAGATGATGTGTTGATTGTAGAAGAAGCACAGAACCTTACGAAGCCTGAGATGCTTGCCATCTTAACACGCCTTGGAAAGACCGGTAAAATCATTATAAACGGGGATAATGAACAGCAAGATACAAACGAGTCTATATCAGGTTTAACTTATGCTATTGAGCTCTCTAAAAAGATAAATGGTATTGAATGGATAAAATTAAAAGAAAACCATAGATCAGATTTAGTAGGGCAGATATTAGATTATGAATATAACTAAATTATGAAATTAAAAGATATATTAGATACAGTATTAGAAGATATTGAAAAAGGATGGATGAAACAATTCACTCCTGGTCAAGTATATTCTAATCCATATCACACTGCATTTAATCAATTAAATGAAGGAGTAACAAAAACAGTTGTAATTATGGTAGGCATACCAGGTTCAGGTAAATCTACATTTATTAAAAAATTACCAGGAGCTCCTGTGATTTGTTCAGCAGATCATTATTTCGAGCAAGGAGGTGAATATAAATTTGACGCTACTAAATTAGGAACTGCACATACTCAATGTAGAAATAAAGCAGCTTTAGCAATGCATCAAAATGCACCTGCTATTGTAATTGACAATACAAATTTAACAGATAAAGAAAGAGAACCATATGAAACTTTAGCTCAACAGAATGGATATAAAATTTTATATGTAGTTTTTGAACCAAATAAACAAGATGTAAAAAAATTAGCTAGACGAAACCTTCATGGTGTTGACGCGGCAAAATTAGAAGTTATGGCAAAAAGATTTCGACCACCTAGTGGCGAATTAGGTAAAATCATTTATAAATAATTTAACTTATCAATCATGCTTTTAAAAAATGGGTCATCTGGAGAAGATGTAAAAAAACTTCAAACTAAATTAGGATTAACAGCAGACGGTGCTTTCGGACCTAATACAGAAACAAAAGTTAAAGAATGGCAAAAGGCTAATGGACTGACAGCAGACGGTATCGTTGGACCAGGCACTTGGACAAAAATGTTTGGGGCAGCGCCAGTAGCTGTAATACCAAACTCTAATTTCAAATTAGACAAATTAAAAGGGCATGTTCCTGATTCAGTAATTGCTCAAATTCCTAGCACAGCTGCAAAATTTAATATTACGACACCTTTAAGACTTGCTCACTTCTTGGCTCAATGTGGCCACGAGTCTGCTAATTTTAAAGCAGTTTCTGAAAATGTAAATTACTCGGCAGACGGTTTAAAGAAAATATTCGGAAAATACTTTCCTGGAAATCTGTCAGACTTATATGCACGTCAACCAGAGAAAATAGCTTCTAGAGTTTATGCATCTAGAATGGGTAATGGAGATGAAGCTTCAAGAGAAGGATTCAAATTTAGAGGTCGTGGTTATATCCAATTAACAGGAAAATCTAATTACACTAACTTTACTAAATTTATTGGTGAAGATTGTGTTGGAAATCCTGATTTAGTAGCTACTAAATATCCATTAGCTTCAGCAGCATTCTTTTTTGATTCTAATAAATTATGGTCTATTTGTGATAAAGGTGCAGATGATGCAACGGTTACCTCAGTAACTAAAAGAGTAAATGGAGGAACTATTGGATTAGCAGATAGAATCAAACACTTTAAAGAATTCTATAGTTTATTATCTTAAAAGATATTTATTAATAAAGTAAAGGAGCATGGCAGTAACAATACCAATTTGGACAGGAACAAGTACATTTGTATCAGGTTCAACTGGCACATTCGGATTCTTTGATGCAGATTCGACATATCGAAATCACGCAGATAAAGTAGCAGCGTGGTGTGCTGGTAGATTAGGATATCCAATAAATGATGTCGAACTTCAAGCAGTACATTTTTACGCTTGTTTTGAAGAAGCATCTTTAGAATATTCCAATCAAGTTAATCAATTCTCTATTAGAGATAACATGTTTCAATTACAAGGGTCTCCAACAGGCGGTAATTTAACAGGTAAGCCTGTAAATACTAATTTAGGAAGATTAATAGGTATTGCAAAAAATTACGGTACGGAAGCAGGTTCAGGAGGTTATTTAGCTTATAAATCTGCTTCTATACAAGTAACGACAGGACAGCAAGTATATGACTTAAATGATTTTACTTTTGAAGTAGCTGGGGACGCATCTAAACACATTGAAATTAAAAAGATATTTCATGAAACTCCTCCAGCAATTATAAGATATTTTGATCCATTTATAGGTACTGGTTTAGGGTCTCAAACAATGTTAGAGAATTTTGGATGGGGTAATTATTCTCCAGGCGTATCATTTTTAATGATGCCTATGTATGCGGATTTATTAAGACTTCAAGCAATTGAAATGAATGATATGATTCGTAAGTCTGCATTTAGTTTCTCTATAACAGGAGATAGACTAACCTTATTTCCATTACCGACATACGATTATACATTATTTATAAATTATATTACGGAAGAAGACCGTTCAGCATTACAAGTTATAACAGGTTCAAATGTAGTTGGAGATTTTTCAAATGCTCCTTATGAATTGCATACTTATAATCAAATCAATCCTGCAGGTAAACAATGGATATTCAAATATACATTAGCTCTGGCAAAAGAAGTTTTAGGTAATATCAGAAATAAGTATTCTTCTATTCCAATTCCAGGTTCAGAAACGACTTTAAATGGAGCTGATTTAGTATCTCAAGGACAAACAGAAAAAGACGCTTTAATTACTCAACTAAGAGAAAATCTAGAAGCAGTTTCTAGACAATCACAATTAGCTAAAATGACTGAAGAAGCAGATAATATTCAATCTCAATTAAACAAGGTACCTATGCCTATTTATATAGGTTAATAATATGGCATTATTTGGAGGTCAAAGAGACGCTTCTTTAATTAGAAGTTTAAATAGAGAATTAATTCACAGATATATAGATACAGAAGTGTTATTTTACAAAACACAGCTGAACTCTATATCTACAAATATCTATGACGAAACGAATAATAAAGTATATCAGCAACCTGTTTTAATTCCATGTATCGTAACTTTTGAAGATGAAGTTTGGTCGACAGAAGATTATGGTTCGGATGTAAACCAAAATTGTACGTTTGCATTTTTAAAAGATGATTTAGTAGATAATGGCTATCATCCTGAAATTGGAGATATAATAGAATATAGATCTAGATTTTTTGAAATAGACTCCACAGTAGATAACCAAAATTTTGCAGGTAAAGATCCTGACAGCTGGTTTGGAGGAACTGAACATGGATATTCACTATCTTATATTGTTCAAGCTCATATGACTCGTCAGTCTAAAGTAAATGTAGTACAAACAAGATTTGGGGTACCTCCTACTGCTAAATCAATATTACCAAGTAACTTATAATGAGAACAGATAAAATAACTAAAAGTGAGGCAGCGTTTGTATCTGATAAAGAAGTAAAACGTAATGCAGGATTTACTGACATTAAGAGAGATGGATTAGTTAAAGACATTTCAACTTCATTATATGATGTAGATTACGCAATAAAATGGCATTTAGAAAATATAGTTACTCCTACAATTGTAGAAGAAAATACAGTTATATCAGTGCCTATAATGTACGCAGCAGGTGAGAAATGGGCTTCTGTACAAAAGCATGGATTTCTTCGAGACTCTCAAGGAAAACTTCTTACTCCACTTATAATGATAAGAAGAAATTCCGTAACTAAAAGAGAAGATATTCAAGATTTAAAAGTGTTAGAAACTTCAGACGCTAGAATTACCTTTGAAAGAAAATATACTCAAAGAAACAGATACTCAAGATTTGATTTAGCTCAGAGACCAAGAGAAAGAGAATTTTATTCTATGGATGTGCCTAAATTTGTACAAATAGAATATGAACTTTTATGCTGGACTAACAATACTGTACAATTAAATGAAATTGTAGAGCAATTAATGTGGTTTGACGGTAAAGCTTTCGGAGATTCTCATAAATTTATAACTCACATAGATCCTCCTTCATTTGAAAATATTAATGATACAGGAACTGACAGAGTAGTTAGAGCTACATTATCAATGAGAACCAAAGCTCATATTCTAAATACTCACGGACCAAACGCGCCTGCTTTGTATAAACTTAATCCAGTTAATAAAATTATTGCTGGTATTGAAATAGATGGAGTAACTGAATCAGTTTCTGCATTAGCTAATACAGCACCTAGAGAATCTAGTACTACTTTATTAAATGGATATGGTACAAGAGCTGGAAGTAGTGGAGCTAGCACTGCAATTGCATATTTAACTATTAATAGGCAATTAACAGGTACAGTATTAAATAGCACTACAGTGTCTTTTGCTTCTGGTTGGGAAACAGCTCCTTCAGGATTACCAGCTACGAGCATTGATAACTTTACATTTTTACATAAACAAATGAATTGGGAAATGGCAGCTGCATTTATACCTAGATCGGCTATTGTATCATTTACTCAATCTGCGGGAGTATCTACATTAGTAGTAAATACCACAAATCTAGATTATAATTTAGTTCCTGGAGATCAGGTAGTAGGTATTGGTAAATTCATTGTACAAGACAATCTAGGTTAGTTTCAAATGGCTGCTACATATTTATATTAAATTAATTAAATCAAGTTATGACAGAACAAACTACAATTACGCTTACTGAAACAGAATTAAGCGCACTCAGAGAATTGCGTGAAAAATACGCAGTATCAACCACTCAATTTGGTCAACTTAAAATTGAAAAAAGATTATTAGAAAAAGAGTTAGATAAATTAAATCGTCTAGAAGAAGAATTTGAACGTCAATATGATTCTATTATAGAATCTGAAGTTGCTTTAGTTAAGCAAATTGAAGACACTTATGGGCAAGGAAATGTCGACTTAGAAACAGGAATGTTTACTCCTATACAATAACTGTTTGAGTCAGGTTAATCATATTTATTAATGATAATTAACTTAAACTAAATCTTTAACACATAAAACACAATGGCAGAAAA